GTCCGCCTCCACCAGGTCAGGCGCGGCCGACCACGTGTGCCGGCACACACCGCACCGGAACGTCACCTCGTCCAGTTGCTTCGACCAGTCCTTGCGCATCGTGCCCGCAGCATCGCCTGCAGCGTCGGACAGGTGCAGGGGGGCGCGCCGGACCTAGAGTCTTCGAGGCCCTCAAAGCCCCCGCGTCCTCGATGGCACCTCGTCAGGGAAGCGACTTGGCGAACTCCACCGTCTTCAGATAGGCATCCATGATCATCTTCGACTTGCCCGAATCACCGGCTTGGAAGGTCCCGTTCTGGTCCAGCATGCAAAGATGAAACAACGCAATGTCTGCGAACGCAGCGTGGTTGTCCGCTGCGGAGATCTTGGTGAACGACTCCACCAGCTTGGTCTTGATCGAGGCATCCAGTCCCTCGATCTTCTCCAGCGCCTTTCCAATCTTCAGCGCCGCCTCCGAACTCGCGTCGACCGTGCGCGCCCCACTCGCCGCCAGGATGCACCGATTCCCCTTGCCATCAACGATCGCCGCGCTGGAGTGCGGTGGCCACAGGTAGACCGCTCCGGACTCGGCCAACTCCTTGCCGCTGTTGTGGACGGTGATCGGGATCTGGCTCGACGCCCGGATGACCGATGGCAGGCTGGTGCAACCCTGCAGCGCCAGCGCTGCAACTGAGAACACAACGGCAGACAGTCGGATCATGGCTTCCCCCTTCAGGTGATCGGAGAGGAAAGCATCGATCCGCAGCATGAGCCAGTCATCCGTTGGGCTGACGATGGCCAGCCATCCGGCACTGCCGGACAAGACACTTGCCGCGGATCGGTGGCTGCCCGGACGGCCGCGACAGCCTCCTGGCGTCCAGTCAGGACGCGCGCGGAACCCCGCCCGCAGACCGAAGCGCCCCCATCACCCCCGCCGCCTGCCCCAACTGGTCCGCCACCCCCAGCATCAGCGCATGCAGCGCCCGCGTGCCCACCTGGTGGTCCGCCGGTGCCACGGCCATCAGCGCCATCAGCGCCTGCATCCCCAGGGCCGACGTGGTCAACGTCGCGTCCAGTTCCTCCATGAACGGGCTTTCCAGCTCGGCCGGTGGCGGCAGCATCTTCGGCATGGCGCAGTCTCCCGTTGACGTCCAACTGAAGCGGCCCGCCTGCGTCGGCCGGCCTGTTTCAGCCCAGTCTAGAAGCCGCGTCCGGCCCGCCCCATCCCCGCAGCCACGGGGCGGCGCCGCCGTCCTGTAAGAGCTGTCAGGCACCCGTTGGAGGGGGCCCATCCCCCCATCGGGTGCACCCGCGGGCAACCCCTGCAGCAGCGCCCTACGGCCCCCGCGGGCGTCACCCGCAGCCTGGTGCAGCATGCCCCAACGCGCCTGCCTGCGCATCGCCCAACCCCGGCGTCACCACGCCCAGGCCTGCCCCATGCCCAGTGTGCGCATCAGGCCGCCACCTGCTTGAAGTTCTGCCCCCGCAGGATCCGCTGCGCCACCGTCTCGCTCAGCCCGAAGCGCCGGGCCAGCTCCCGGCCCGACGCCGTGCCCGCCGCCTGCCGCACCGCCCGCACCACCTCCACCGGCGTGTCCACATGGCCGGCCGCCTCGCGCGCCCGCGCCGCCGCCGCCACGATCACCTCGTTGCCCGTGCGGTCGGGCAGCAGCCCCGCCCGCGCCACCGCCGCATTCATCTGCGCCCGCGTGCCCCGGCGCACATGCACCGGGCACACACAGTCCGCCGTCCAGCAGCCCATGTAGGCCACCAGCCCGTGCAGCGGCGTGCCGTGCGCGATGAACCACACCGCCCGCGGCCCCGACAACACCCGCTTCTCCATCGCATCCAGGTCCAGCGTCCAGATCCGCGGATGCCCCTGCACCGTCGACCCCTGGAAGTGCCAGCACAGCGTCACCGGGTCCAGCACGGCCCGCGCCCGCAGGTCCTCCACCGTCGCGATCCCGCGCTTCAGCTTGTCCGCCATGGTCACCCCCGCATCCGGTGCCGCACGATCCCGGTGATCCCGTTGCGCGGCCCGTCCTGCGCGCCGGCGGGTGGCAGCCCTGGCGGCAGGTTCGCCGCGCCGATCGCGCTGCTCAGGAACTCGCTCTCCCCGCCGTCCGTCACCCGCAGGTAGTCCACCTCCACCTTGGCCGTGTCGATGATCGTCTTGCCGATCTCGTTGATCGTCCGAGCCCGGTCCAGGTCCACCGTGCCGTTGCGCACGCCCTCCAGCGTCGCGAACAGCGTGGCCCGCAGGTCGTCGATCGTCTTGCGCTCGCCCTCGTTCATGCCGCCTCCGTCACCTTCGCCCGTTGGTTGATCGCCCGCTTCAGCGTCCCCCGCAGCCGCGACACCTCCGCCAGCTGCGGATGCATCTGGTGGATGCTGTTGCGCCCCATCAGCTCAGCCCGCGACACCAGCTCCACCGCGTCCAGCGTGATCTCCTCGAGCTGCGTCGTGAACCGCCCCGGCTTGAACACCACCACGTGCCCCGCAGGCACCGGACCGTGCGCCGCCTCCCACACCGCCCGGTGCACCCCCATCCAGCGCCTGGTCGGGCTGCCCGGCTCGTCCGAGTACTTCACCTGCAGGCAGCCGTCCGGGTCGATCCGGTAGCTGCCCACCGGCACCCAGGTCACCGGCCTGGCGCCCGGCTTGAACTGCGTCGCCCGCGAGTTCTCGTGCTGCCCCGCCTTCCCCTTCGTCCCCGTGTTCCAGGGCACCTGCCCGGGCTGGAACTGGCTGCGCCGGCCACCGTGCCCCGGGTCCGCCATCGCCTTGCGGCTAGCGGCCGACTTCGCCTCGTGCGTCTTCTTCAGCCCCAGCGTCACCGCCTTCGCATGCACATGCCGCAGCTGGCGGCCCAGCGCCTGCGCGATCGCGTCTGTCGGCTCGTCCGCATAGCGGCGGCGCAGCTGCTCCACCTCGGCCGGCGTCCAGTACCTGCGCCGGGCGGTCATCTGGCAGGCTCCCAGCCCGTCGCCGCGTCGCACAGGCGCATCAGCACCAGCGGCAGCGGCTCGTCCGTGGCAATGCGCCAGGCCTGGCGCGGGTTCACCCGCTGCAGCAGCTCGGCCGCCTGCATCGCCGGGTCCGCCTGCTGCTCGTCCGCAGCGTCGAAGCGCGCCACCGTCTTCCAGGCCCCGCTGTTGTTCAGCTCCAGCTTCACCGGCTTGCTCACTGCCGGGCTGTCCACCTTCGCCCCGGCCATCTCAGCGCACCCCCATCGCATCGTCAATCGCCGCCCGCAGGTCCGGCCCCTGCCCGATCGTCGTGCCGTCCACGTCCTCCAGCTCGTAGGTGCTGGCGCCGCCCGGCTCCGCGGCGATCCACTCGTAGATCTGCACCTGGCCCTGCGCCTCCAGCCAGTTCAGCCGCGTGCTGTCGCGCGGGCCGTCGTCGCGCTCCGGCGCGTCGGGGTCGTCCTCGGCCGTTGCTGCCGGGGCGGGGGTTGCCTGCTTGTCCATGTCTGCGTCCTCGCGTCTCAGGTCGTCGGCGTCTTCGGGTCCACCGGGCGCGCCGCACTCAGCCCGTACTGCTCCAGCGCCGGCAGGCTCAGGCCCACCATGTGCGCCACGCGCCTGCCGTTGCAGGTGCGCTCGATGTCGTCCTCCGCCAGCACATTCGCCGTCTGCAGCGCCCGCTTGAACACCCGGTCGCTCTTGATCGGCAGCTGGTCCCAGAAGTCCCGAAGGCTGTGCTCCCGCGCGATGTGGTCCATCACGTGGCTCGTCCGCACCGCCAGGAAGGGCTCCTCCTCCGCCGTCTCGTCGAACACGAACGGGTAGCGGAACGTCCCGCGCGAGATCTCGCTCAGCAGCGTCTCCACGATCCACACCCACGGCTGCCGCTCGCCCTTCGTCTCCGTGATGTGCGCGTTCATCTGCGCCGTCAGGTCGCGCAGAAAGCCGCCCTGCCCCACCTCCAGCCCCGCAAAGTCGCACAGCAGCACCCAGGCCGCCCGCACCGCCGCGTAGTTCGTCAGGATCCGCTGCGCCCCCGTGTCCTCGTCCACGCCCACGCTGCTCACCTGCATCTCGGCCACCGCCCGCGCGTGCAGCTCCAGCACCCGCGCCTTCGGCAGCGCCGCCAGGTACTCCAGCCACTGCCGCACCGGGAACACCGGCAAGTCCTCCGGCATCAGCGGCCCGCGGTTGGCCGCCGCCAGGTGGTTGCGCACCACCTTGCCCTGCAGCGTGCTCACCGGCACGTCCTCGCCCGCCAGCAGCACCGGCGCGCAGATCAGGAAGTCCTTCAACTCCGCCCCGCGCCGCGTGTGGTTGTACTGGTAGGCCTCCTGCAGGTTGTGCAGCGCCTTCGTGATCAGGTCCTGCTTGTTCGCGCTCAGCTCGCCCCAGCCCACCGGGTGGCTCGTGTAGCTCACGCTCGTCAGCATGCGGAACTCCGTCTGCATGCTCTGCCGGCTGAACACCGTCATCCCGATGCTGCGCTCCAGCCGCTTGATCACCGTGTCCTTGCCCGTGCCCTTGTCCGCCTGCATCACAAAGTGCGGCCAGAACCCCAGGAACGCCTTCAGGTGCGCCCCCAGCGCCCACACCAGCAGCTGCAGCACCCCGTTCTCGCGGAACGTCGCCTGGTACGCGTCCACCACCTGCCGCGCCGTGCTGCGCGGCCCCGCCGGAAACACCAGCGCGCTGTACGGGCACTGCTGCGCCGGGTCCACGAAGAAGCAGTCCGGCCCCTCGTTCACCACCGGCCGCCCATTGCGCCAGGCCAGCCCCACGAAGTTCACCGCATCGCGCGCCCCGATGTCCGCCGCCCGCTCCAGGATGTTGATCATCCGGCTGAAGCTCTGCGGCGAGAACACCGGCCCCAGCTTCTTCCACACCTCCACGTTGTGCAGCTGCTCGTCCGCCACCACCCGGCGCAGCAGCTTCGTCCCGTAGCGCGGCACCTGCACGCTCACCGCAAACACCGTGTGCGGCGCCGTGTCCTTGTCGCCCGTCATCGTGCTCGTCGGGCTGGCAATCGTCACCCGACTCACCCCCGCCACCCGGAAGCCGCACACATTGCCCAGCGTCAGCTTCTCCTTGCCGTCGTCGCTGTCCTCCGCCGCCGCCTCGTACTTCTCCACGTAGCTGGTGAAGTCCGGCCGCACCCGGAAGCGCCAGTACACCTGCGCGTCATGGAACGGCAGCCAGATCCGCGGCTTGCCCCGGTGCTCCTTGCCCGGCATGCCCGGGATCAACCACTGCTCCAGCTTCTGCAGCGCCGTGCCCAGCCGGTCCGCCCCGTGCAGCTGCAGGTAGTCGTTCACGTCGTTCACCGGCTCGCCGTCGTCGTCCAGCCAGTCCTCCATGTCCACCATCAGCGCCGGCACGTCCAGGCCCATCAGCGCCTCGTGCGCCGCCCAGGCCGCCATCAGCCCCGCGCAGTAGCCCGCCTTCGGCCCCCGCTCCAGCGGCGCGTCGTTGTCGAAGGCCAGCACCACCTGCTTGCCGATGAACAGCCGCCAGTCCATCCCCGCCACGCTGCCCGTGCCCCGCACCGCCACCGCCGCCGTGTGCGGCAGCGCGCAGCTGTCCACGCTCAGCGCATTGATCGCGCTCTCCACCACGTAAACCCGCCGCGCGGTGTGGAAGCGCCGCCAGTCGCTGCACCACGGCGCGCCCAGCTTCTCGCCCTGGCTCTGCGTCTTCACCCCGCCATTGCCCTCGGCGTCCAGGTAGCGCATGTCCACCGCCACCACCGTGCCCGTGTCCGGCGTGCGCACGATGCTGGCCACCGCCGGCCCCCCGTGGTTCACCTCCCCGGGCGCGAACTTCGGGTTCACGTAGTCGTTCAGCCCCAGCGTGCCCTGCTCCACCGCATGGGCCACCGCCTGCTCCGCCACGCCCCGGCCCACCAGGTAGTCCACCAGCTGCTGGCGCTTGCCCGCGTCGCGCACATTGGCCAGGCAGTTGTCGGCAATCCACTCCACCTTCGTGCGCTCGCGCCGCTCGCCTGCCACGCGCGGCAGCTCCACGGTGATGCGGTACATCTCCCCCAGCGCCCGCACCGCCTCGCGGAAGTCACAGCCCTGCACGTGCATGTACAGGTCCACCGGCCCGCCGCCCACGTCCTGGCTGAAGTCCTTGAAGAAGCTGCGGCCGTCGCGCTTGTACGTGCTCAGCGACGGCGCCTTGTCCGCATGGTGCGGGCTCTTGAAATTGCCCCGGTCCCCCGGCCGCTCCAGGCCCAGCCGGTACGCCAGGTCCTCGCAGTCCACCCGCGCGTTGATCTCATCGGCCAGAGAGGGGCGGTTCGTCGTCATCGGGGGGTCGGCGCGGTCGTGGGGTGCCACCTGCAGGCGCACGGGGTTGCTCTCGGCGGGTGGGCCCTCGGGTCAGAACAGCGGCAGCGCGGCCTGCGCACTGCGGGCCAGCCGCAGCAGGCACTTCGCCTCCACCGCGTTCACCGCCTCGCGCCGCACCACCTGGTAGGCCCGCGAGCTGTGCATGCTGGGCCGCCGGCACAGCGTGCGCCAGGCCGCCCACACCTCGCGGCGCAGGTGCGCCGGCACCATGCGCCAGTGGTCCGGGCACATCAGGTGGCTGCGCGGCACCTCGTGCTGGCAGCCCGTGGCCTGGCAGTGGTACACCGCATCGCGGCGCGCGGGGGCGGCCTGCATCACCGCCCCCCCGCCCCGCGCAGGCAGGCCGGCAGCGACAAGGCCAGCGCCACCTCCGCACTGCAGCTCAGCCGCCAGCCGCCCGGCACCGGCAGCACATCGCCCGCCTCCTGCAGCCGGGCCAGCGCCGCCTCGGCCGCCCAGTGCGGCACCTCCAGCGCCGCGGCCACCGCGGCCGCGTCCACCGGCGCCGGGTGGCGCGCCAGCAGCAAGTCCAGCGCCGCACGCATCAGCGGCGCCAAGGCAAAGATCTGCATCGCTCCTGCTCCCATCCAGCGCGGCGCGTCACCGCGCCCACGCGTCCACCAGCGCCGCCAGCCGCAGCGCGCCCGGCAGGTCGCCACAGGGCGCCTCCAGCTCCGCCATCACCAGCCTCTCCGTCCCGTCCGGCGCCGTCGTGCGCTGGGCCAGGCCCACATGCGCCTGCCCGCCGCCGGCGGCCGGGCCCATCACCGCCGCGCGGCGCACGCCCGTGCGCACCAGCTCGCGCATCGCCCGGCGCGCCCACAAGGTGCCGCCCAGCCGGTACTCCCGCCCCCGGGGGTTGAACAACAGCGTGCCCGCCATCACCAGCTCGGCCAGCTCGTCGTCCACCACCGCCTCGTGCCAGCCCAGGCCGGCGACCAGCTCGCCGCGGCCCAGCCAGCCCCCGTGCTCGGCCAGCCGCCGCGTGATGGCCACGGCGCACGGCGTGCTCACCGCCCCGCCCCCACCGCCGGGCCCACCGCCGCCCGCGCACCCAGCACCGGCTGGCCCGGCAGCTGCACCAGCAGCGGGCTGGCGCCCAGGCAGCTCAGCCCCTCGCGGGCGCAGCGGCCCCGCAGGCGCCAGAAGTGCGCCATGTGCTCCAGCCGCGGCCCGAAGTCGCGCCGGCCGCAGGCGCTGTTCAGCACCTCGTGCACCTCGGGCCCCGTGCACGCGGCATCGCGCGCCAGCACGTCGAACGCCGCGCGCAGCAGCGGCGTGTCCAGCCGGCGCAGGTCCGTCAGGTCGAACGGAAAGCGCGCGCCGTTGTACAGCCCCAGCAGCAGACGGGCGCACACCCCGGCCTGCCCCGTGTCGCCCTGCGCCACGTTCCACAGCGCCACCAGGGACGCCAGGTAGTCCCGCTCGCTCAGCATGGCGCGCCTTCCCGCACGGCTGTGGCCGCGCCGGCACCCGCACCGTCACCGGCACCGGCACCCGCATCGGTGCCCGCATCGGCCCCCACAGCGGCGCCAGCATCCCCCGCCGCCGCCGCGCGGCGCGCCGCCGCCTTGCGCATGCGCCCGCCGGCGGCCGCGTGCAGGGCGTCCACGTACTCCTGCCGCACCATCTGCGTGTACACGCCCGAGCTGGCCACCGACGCATGCCCCAGCGCCAGCTGCACCACCTTCAGCGGGTTCTTGGCCCGGCTGCGCGCCACGATGTTGCGGCCCCGCGTGTGCCGCAGCCAGTGCGGGCTGATGCGCCCGTCCAGCCCCGCCTCGCGGGCCCACAGCTTCATGCGCGCCTGGTAGCTGCGCACGCTCAGCGCCTGGCCACCGCGGCCCCACACCAGCGGCTCCGGCGCGGTGGCGTCCAGCCCCGCCGGGTGCTGCCGCTGCAGGGCCAGCAGGCCGCGCAGGCAGTCACGCACCGGCTCGGTCACCAGGTACTCGTGCGCGCGGCGCCGGCCCTTGCCGTCAGCCTTGCGCTGGGCGGCGCGCACCGCCAGCCAGCCCGTGGCCAGCGCCGCCTCGGCCTGCGCCGCGGTGAAGCTGGCCAGCTCGGCCACCCGCGCGCCCGTCTCGATCAGCAGCCGCATCCACAGCAGGTCACGCTGGGCCAGCGGGTCAGTCGACCGCCGGGCCGCCTGCAGCAGCGCACGCTGCTCCGCATCCGTCAGGTACCGCTTCAACAAGTCCATCACCAGCCCCCTTGTGCAAGGGCCCCGCGGTGTCCAGCACCGCGCCCAGGCCCAACCACACCACCAGCCACAGCAGCGCGCCCAGCCAGGCACGCACCACGGGCCACACCACCGGCCGCACCCCTGGCCACCTCAGCCCCGGGCCGGGCCCGGCGCGGGTGGCGGCACCGGCCCATCCGGCGCCACCGGCCCGGCCTGCCCGGCCTGCCCGCCCTGCCCGGCCTGCCCCGCGGGCGCTACCGCCCCGGCCCCGGGTGCTGCGCCCGCTGCCGGGCCCGCCAGGCCTGGCGGGCACACACCGTCAGCAGGTGGCGGCGCCGGGGGCAGGCCAGCAGCGCCTGCAGCGTGGGGTAGCGCAGGCGCCAGTACGCCCGGCCCTGCCAGATGCGGTGCAGCTCGGCGCGCAGCTCTGCGGCGCTGGGCTCCAGCGGCAGGGGCAGCTGCGGGCTGGGCGGCTGGGCCCGGCGCGGCGGCCAGGGTGGGGGCCAGGGCGCGTTGCGCTTCGGCATGGGCGGCCTCCTTCTTGCGCAGCATGGCCAGCAGCGCCGGCCCGAAGCACGCCACCACCCGCGCCGCCAGCACCGGCCCGCCCAGCACATGCCCGGGCGGAATGCCGTGCAGCAGCCGCCGCTGCTCAATGGGCAGCGGCGCCGGCGGCACCACCCGCAGCGCGGGCGTGGGCGTGCCCTTGGCCTTGCCCGTGCCCGTGCCCGTGCCCGTGCCCGTGGCAGGGGCCGGGGCTGCATCCGCGGCCGGGGCCGGGGCCTGGGCCGGTGGGGTGGCCGGCGGGTCAGCGGGTGGCTTCGGCGGCATCAACGTAGCCCTCCAGCCGGTGCAGCAGCGTCATCAACGCGGCCACCAGGTCCATCGCCTCGGCGCGCACGGCCGCCAGCGCGGCGGGCGTGAAGTGCCGCTCACCCAGCCCCCGCGCCAGCGCGGCGTGGAACTCGCCCGACTCGGCGCCCATGCGCGTCAGCAGGGCCAGCAGGTCTTCGTCGCTGGTGTTGGCGTGGGCCTGGGCGTCAAACAGCGCGCGGCCGAAGGCCTCGGCCATGGCCTCGAGCACGCGGGTGTCGCCGGTGATCTCGGTCACCAGCATCACATCGCGCAGCGTGGGCTGGTTGTGCGAGTCATCGCCCGCGTCGGCCTTGTTGTAGAGCGTGCCGGGGCGCAGCCCCATGCGCGCGGCCAGGGCGTGCACGTCCTGCAGCATCACCACCTGGCGGAAGGCCTCAAACACATTGGGCGCGTGCTGGCGCCGCAGTGCGTATCTCTTGGGCACGTGTGGTCTCCTGGGCGGGTTGTCAGTGGCGGCGCGGGCGGGGCCGCGCCACAGTGGCGGCATGTCAGGCCGCGCCGTCTCCCAGCGGGAGCTGCTTCAGCACCGGGCACAGCTTGTCCAGCGGCTGCGTGGGCAGGCCCACCCAGCGGTTGAGCTGGCGCAACTGGGCGTGCAGCTGCTCGGCATAGGCCCGGGCCGCGCTGGCGCCCAGCTGGCTCAGCTCTCGGGCGATGAGCCGGCACTCCTTCATGTAGGCCAGCCGGGTGGCGTGGCTGAGCGGCTTCAGGGCCTGCGGCAGCTCCAGCCCCTCCAGCACATCCAGCACCCAGCGGCGGAAGGCGGCGGCCACCGCCGTGCGGGCCAGCATGCCCAGCAGGTGCGCGCCGCGCAGGCTGAACACCCGCACCGGCTGGCGGCCGCCGGCCGTGGGCAGCTCCAGCACCTGGGTCATGTCGGCGGTGAACTCGGCGGCGTTGCGGGCGTACAGGTCGGCCACCCGCTTGCCCGCATCACCGTAGCCCAAGGCACCCGCGATCTGCGGGCCCCTCAGCCACGGCTGGCCGTGCAGGTCCAGCACGTCGAAGTCGGTATCCTGAAAGCGCAGCGTCATAGCGCCGCCACCATCCATCTTGGTCATGATCACCTCCGCGCGTTGTTTCGTGATACGTGAATCACGAGTTGGAGACCTTTTCCGCCTGCTGAACCGAGCCAGCGACGGGCACAGTCAGCACCGGATAGGTCTGCAGGCTGTGCGCAAGACGCACCCGAACCTCCGCACTCCGAGTGCGATCAACCGCTGCTGCGGCGCGCTCCAGCTGCCGGATCAGGTCCTTCGGAACCCGTGCGGCCAGCATCTGCTCTCGGTCTTGCTTCATGTCTGAGCGCCTTACGAGATAACGTGAACAAACGTTATCACGTTACTACACAGCGAGCAAGCGTGTTGAACAAATACAGTCGTCGGCATGGGAAGACCAGCCAAGCCCGAAGGTGAGCGAGTGCGTGACATCGCGCCGACCGGCGTGCGCCTGCAGCCAGAACTGCGTGCAGCACTCGAGCGGGAGGCGTCGATCAACGGCAGGACCCTGAGCGCCGAGATCATTCGCAGACTCAAGGCGAGCCTTGAGGTCGACCACGTACGCACCGAGTTGCGACTTGGTGAAGTGGCGCCGACGGTGCAGGTCTCCCGCGAGGGGCCTGCAGGGAAGCCGCTCTCGGACGGTCAACGCATGATCCTGGCCATCTGGGACCAGATGCCGCCCGAGAAGCAACTGGCGCTACTGACGGTCCTGAAGCGCTGAGCGCGCGGCGGCTACACCGGGCCCACCCTTCCAGGCAGCCTCCCCGGGATGAACACCGCCAAGTCCTCCCACAAGGCGCCGTTCACCCTGCGGCTGAGACCAGAACTGCGCACCGAGCTGGAACGCGAGGCGGCCATCAACCGCCGCCCCTTGGCTCAGGAGATCATGCTCAGGCTCGAGGAGAGCATGGCGCGCGGCCGCGCGGCACCCGGCACGTCCGTGCCCCCTATGGCTGGAACTGGTACCGCAACCTGCGCAGCGTCCATCACCGACGCCCACCGCATGCTCATCGCCAGCTACGACGCACTGACCCCTGACCAACAGCTGGCGCTGCTCACCTTCCTGCGCCGCTGAACTGGCGCGCGGGGTGCCACCCTGGAGCCGCTCAGTCCTCAACCCATGCTGAAAGAACGAACCGCCGTTTGCGGTGTCACCGCCACACCGCCGGCCGTGACCGCGACTGCGTCTTTCCCTAAACTGATTTAGGCCGGACGGAACCCGGACCATCACCCATAGGCATGATGATGCGCAGGTTCAAGAATGTGTAACAGCTGCCGCTTTGATCGCGGAACTTTGCCACGTACTCGCATGCCGCCAGCAGTAGGAAATCCGAGATGATTGAGAAACTTACCTCAGCATCGGGCGTTACTGCTATTGCGACAAGCCCTGTGTTATGCGACATCGGCTTGTCGCATACAGCAGGTTAGACCAATTTAACCCCGGACGCACACATGCCCAATGGCGACGAAAAAATTTGCAACGCCGTACGCGAAGCGTTGAAGAGCAACAACGTTTTCGAAGCAGAGCTCGACATACAAAACGCCACGAAATTTCTAGTCAAGTCAGGCGCGAATCGCGCTGGAGTATTGGTCTACAACTCAGGCAAAATGGTTGTGGAAGGTGCCAATTCAGAACTAAAGAATTGGGCTACCGAACTTAAATCCAGTATCGAATCAGGGGCCGCCGCCCCAGGCATTCTGCTGCCTGCCGAGATTGAAAAGTTTCCTCAAACTTTACAGGAGCGAGTCCCTGCCTGTGATGGAGTGGTTCTGTGGTTCTTTCAAGAGGCTCTTCGTTGCTACAAGGCGGGCAGCCCTGCTGGTGCGGCATTCATGCTAGGCGCGGCCAGCGAGAAGGCAGTTCTCTTGCTCATTGAAACTTATGGAAATCGCATCAAGGACGACAAGAACAGGGAGGGCTACTTTCAGCGCGTTAACAACAAGATGATTTCAGTTAAGTACGACGAGTTCAAACGATCGTACAAATCTGCGAGCCCAAAGCCAAAGGAGCTTCCTTTGGCACAAGATCTTGAGCAACTTATTGATGGCGCTTTTAATTTCTATCGGCATACCCGAAATGCGGTAGGTCATCCGCAGATAATTCCCGATCTAGATAAGGGCGTTATTTTGGCCAACCTTGGGCAATTCATTGTCTATGTTGAGCGCATCTATGGGCTCATGGCGTTCTACAGCGCCCACGATGTACAGGTCTAGACGTCACAATCCCCTGCTCCCTTGAAAAGTCTTCAGCCATGGCATTTAAGAGCGAGATTCGCGACAGCACAATCAACGGTCTCCTGGAGAAAGCCGCAAACCGGAACTACGGACAGTACCTACCAAAGGTTGTGCTGAAGCACATCAGAGGCTTCTCGAACGAACCCGTTTCCTTCGACTTTCCCGTCACCGCGGTCATCGGCCCCAATGGCGGAGGAAAGACAACTGTGCTTGGCGCAGCAGGTTGCGCCTACAAGTCCATTTCGCCCAAGCAGTTCTTTGCAAAGAGCGGCAAGTACGATGAAACCATGCAGGATTGGTCAATCGAGTACGAAATCATTGACCGCAAACAGAGTCAGAAAGATGCAGTACGACGAACAGCTAGCTTTCGCAACCAAAGATGGAACCGCGACGCGCTCGAACGCCAAGTGCTTCTCTTTGGCGTGTCCCGAACAGTACCAGCGAACGAGCGTCCCGAACTCGTCAGATGCGCGTCTAATTCCTTTGAGGTTCCTGAAGCGCAAGTTCATACCCTGACGGAACCGGTAAGCCAAGCTGTTTCGAGGATACTTGGCAAAGACGTCACCGGATTTAGCCGGCTGAGCATAGACTCGAAGGGCCGAGTTACGCTATTGGCTGGACGAACCAAAGCCGGAAAGAGCTACTCCGAGTTCCACTTTGGAGCGGGCGAATCAAGCATCATCAGAATGGTTGCCGAGATCGAACTTGCTGCAGATCAAGCCCTCGTGTTGATCGAAGAAATCGAGAACGGATTACATCCTGTCGCCACAGTTAGGATGGTCGAGTATCTAATTGAGGTTGCAGAACGCAAGAAGCTGCAGGCTATTTTCACCACACATTCGAACGATGCGCTCAAGCCGCTCCCCTCGAAGGCGATCTGGGTCGCCACTCAGGACCGAATATTCCAAGGAAAGCTGGACATTCAGTCGCTCCGCGCCATTACCGGTCAAATTGAGGCGAACCTTGTTATCTTCGTAGAAGATCCGTTTGCCAAATTGTGGGTCGAAGCTATTCTCCGACAGGCCGGCAACGTCGCCGTAGATCACATACAGGTGCACGGGATGGAAGGAGACGGAACTGCCGTTTCGGTCAATCGCTACCACCGGCTTGATCCTTCATCAAAAGTCCCTTCCGTCTGCCTGATCGATGGCGACTCAAAGCAGAACGAGGACACCTCTGGCGGGGTTTTCCGTCTTCCTGGGCAGTCGCCTGAAGCTTTCGTCTTCGACGAAGTAATGTCTTCGTGGGACGCCATTGGAGGAAAGTTGAGCGTAGCGCTTCTTCAACGCTTCGAGAATTCGGAGCACGTTAAGCAAGTCTGCCAATCAGTGCGAACAACTAACAGGGACTCCCACCTGTTGTTTGCACAGGTGGGTGAGCGCCTAGGCTTGATAACCGAGGCAACCGTTGCAACGGCGTTTACTAATATTTGGGCACAAGCTTACCCAGATGCAGTCACGAACATACTGGCGTCATTCGCACCCAGCATTCCGCGCGAGCGGTGACGCCTAACCCCTATACAGGGACTCCCCACTCGGTCAACGCTGTGGTTTTATTTCTAGATATTCAGATTGATTCCACCCCGCAGTTGCAGCGCACAATGACAACACGACCGAGGAACAGACTGACATCTAAAGACGGGCTTGATTCGGTCAATGCCGAGGCCCCAGATTCGAACTGCCAGACAGGGCCTCATTCGCTAATCGGGCATCGCGCACTTGAGAGCACTTCTTGAAGCCTGCACCCTTGGCCTCATCACTGGCAGGCGCTTCCTGTTGGGTATGTAGCCACATTCATGATAAAACTCCCCGAGAAAGCCAGTCTGTCGACGCTCGCGATGGGCGATCCGCTGACGAAGGAGACTGAGACGAAGCGCGGCCATCTCCTGTTCGCCAGTTGCGCCTCGATACTGCTGACTGTCTATGGCCTGAAGATCAATAAGACGCCTTGGCTGGATATCGAGGTTCCTGAGGGGGCGCCGAACATCCTCCACGGCGCGCTGTCAGTTGGCTTGGTCTACACGCTGGTGATCTTCCTGGCTCATGCGTGGACGGACTTCAACCGCTGGTGGATCGCTCGGGAGTCCATTGGCATCAAGGGCTACCGCGATTTCCTCCTGGGATTTCGCGAGCATCTGATCGGCATGCACCACCTGCTGACAGAGCCGGGCCGATACGCCGACTACACCGAACAGCAGAGGCTGGATGCTCAACGTTCACAGGCCGAGGCGAGCAAGCACCTGGATTTGCTGCTTGTCGAGCTTCGCCGATTGCAGCGTCGGCACACGACGCTTGAGGCGGCTCAGTACCTGCGCATCGGCGTGATCGATCTCGGCGTGCCGCTCATCCTTGCGGTCGTCGCGCTGTGGAAGATCGGCGGGGCCATTGGCCCGTTCTTGGCCGCGATCGTGATGTGAAGGTTGGGGCCAGGCCGCCTGCATCCAACCAGCCCCACCTTCAGCTGCACACGCCAGCCCTCCCGGCACACTCCAGCGGCCTCACCACCACATCCGCCTGCGCCGCCTCCGGCGCATCGTCCCCACCCCCACCACAGCCCGCAGCCAGCCCGGCCAGGGCCAGCAGCCACAGCAGCGCCAGGGCCCGGCGTGGGCGGGGGTGCTTGGGGCTGGCGCGCATGGTGCGCGGCATCGTAGGCACGCCCTGCCCCGCCGCGCGGCATGGCTGAAGGCGCGCCGCTTCGTCACCCATGCCCCGGCCCGTCATGGCCACGCCACCGCGTCCAGCTCGGCCACGGTCTGCGCGGCGGCCAGGGCCGCGCGCACGGCGCGCAGGGTGCTGATGCGGCTCTCCAGCTCGGCCAGGCGCTGGGCGGCCGCGGCGGGCACGGGGGCGCCGGCGGCGGCGGCCACGGCCAGCTCGCGCAGGGGGCGGGCCTGCTGGGCCTCCTCGGCCTCGATGGCGTGCTGCACGGCGTCCACCCGCGCCTGGCGCAGGGCCTGCAGGGTGGGCACGGGCTGCCAGCGCTCGGCGGCCTCGTTCCACTGCCAGCCGTGCCAGGGGGTGGGCGCGGGCGCAGGGGGCTGCCACGGCTGCACGGTGCCTGTGGGCAGGTGCACGCGGCGGCACAGGTGGTCGTGCGCGCCGGGCACGGTGGCGTGGCCGGGCGGGGTGTTGGCGGCCACAAAGTCAGCCGGGCCGGCCAGCTGCTGGCCGGTGAACAGGCCGGTGTCGGTGGCGTACACGCTGTGCATGGCTGCTGGCCTGTGCCCCTGCTGCTAGCGCTTGCGCAGCACCAGCACCAGGCGCAGGTTGCGCAGGCCGTACACCCAGTAGGCGCTGCCGGTGGGGCTGTTGCGGGCCACCTCCTCGGTGCCCACGGGCCAGCTGGCGTTGCCGCCGGGGTAGTCCACCTCCATCACTGACACGGGCGCGTAGCGGTCGATGGGCTCGCAGTAGCGCCGCGCGGCGCCGGCGGGCCCCACGTAGGCGCGCAGCAGCAGGTTGCCCACCCCCTCGGCGGTGGACGGAAAGCCCGCGTCCCGCGCCACGTTCTGAAAGAAGGTGCCCGAGAAGGTCACCACCAGGGTGCCCGCCTGCGGGTGCGCAAAGGTGCCGGTGATGTGGGCCATGGGCTGCTGCGCGCCTGCCTAGAGGTAGGCGGGGTTGATGTACGAGACGCCGTCGGCGTTGAAGAAGGCGTAGGTGCTGTTCACGGCGTCGGTGTCGATCAGGGTGGTGCCCACGGTGTTCAGCTGGGCCAGGGCACCCACGGGGGGGCCGGGGTTGTAGGGGCCGGGGCCGGTGGCACCGGGGGGCACGCGCTCCAGCTGCGGGGCGGCCAGGTACAGCCAAGACTCTGCCTGCCCCGCAAAGGTGTTGAACTTGCGCACAAAGCCCCGCGCGCCCGCCGCCCCCGGCGGCGCCACGGCCACGGCCGATGCCACCCTGCGGTAGTTGGCCAGCTGGTTGGCCAGGGTGACGGCGCCGGGCACGTACACCTCGCCGGCGTGGTACTCGATGGCGTTGCCCGCCGCGTCGAAGAAGCCCAGCCACGCGCTCACCCGGCAGCGGTTGGCCACGGCGTGGCACGAGAACACCACCCGGTCACCCGGCTGCACGGCCGCGGCAATGCTGCTGGCGTGCAGCACGGCGGCCAGGGCGGCGTCGCCGCTGCCCTCGCCGGCGTCGGGCGCCACGCCCGCCTGGTGGATGGCGACGTTGCGTGTCTGCCCGCCCGCCAGCACCCAGTCGGCGGTGGTCCAGGTGGCGTAGCCCTGGGCCGGCACGGGCCCCGCGCCGATCACCACCCCGGCGGGCACGTAGACGAGCGCCCAGGTGATGCTGCCCACCTGGTCGCTGTTGGGCAGCAGGTTCTGGCCGTAGCCGTTGGCGGCGCCGGGGGCCTGGGTCAGCACGGTCACCATGCGCCAGTCGCCCACGGCGCCCAGGGCGTTGCGCCAGCGGGCGCGCACCACGTGCAGGCGGCCGGCGGGCAGGCCGGGCAGGTCGCACTGGGTTTCGGTGGGGGGCACTTCGGGGGCGCGGGCCCAGGTGTCGGCGGCGGCGGGGCGGTGCTCCACCTGCAGGGCGCCGCCGTGCAGCACGTAGGTGTCGGCGGGCGGGGCCCAGGCCAGCCGCACGCGGCTGAGCACGGTGCCGTCGCCGTCGCGCACGGCCACGGCCTCACTGCTGGTGGCGGCCAAGCTGGCCACGGGGGCCACGGCAAAGGGGTCCAGCGCGGGGGCGGTGGGCGGGGCCAGGGGGGCGGGGGCGTCGGCCTCGTCGTACATGGCGGGGTCGTCCTGCACCAAGGTCAGCTGCACGGCGCCGCCGGGGGTGAACTGCTTGGCCTCCACCCGCAGCACGGCGGCGGCCAGGTTCAGCCAGGGCACGGTCAGCGTCACCCGCTGGCCAATGCGCAGGCGCACGGCGCGCAGCTTCAGCGGCACCACCAGGCGCAGGGCGCGCTGGCGCTCCACGGCAATGCGGGCCAGGTTGGCGCAGCGCCAGTCGGCCGCGGTGAACGGCAGGTTCATGTCGTCGCCCCACAGCTCGCCGCCGTCGGCGGCCACGAAGGCGCTGTTCTGGTAGGGGGTGTAGTCGGTCAGCTGGTCAAAGCGCTCGGGGTTGTAGAACTTGCCGCGCCGGCCGTTGAAGGTGTCCAGCGCGGTGGGGCCCGGCACCACCTCGATGCCGCCCACGATGTCGGCCACGCCCAGGTCCATCACCGGGGCTGTCCAGGCGCCGGCCTGCAGCACCCAGCCGCCGGCCAGGGTGGCAAAGCCGGCCATGGCCTGGCACAGGGCGTCCAGGGTGCGGTCGGTGTCGGCGTCGGTGGTGAAGGCGCCGTTGCAGGTGTAGCGCGCGGCGCCGGCCTGGCTGGCCAGGGCTTCGTCGCACACGTTGGCGGCGGCGTCCACGGTGGCCCACAGCACGGCGTTGGCGGGCTGGGCCTTGCCGTACTCGGCCATCAGAAAGTCAGCCACGCACAGGGCGGCGTTGGCGGCCCAGGCGGTGGTGCCGGTGCGGTGGTCGTACACCTTCTTGCCGCGCAGGCGCACTTTCAGCTGCGGCGGGCCGCCCTGCAGCTCGGGCTCGTCCAGGGTGAAGCGGAACACGCTGTAGCACTTGCCGGCCAGCAGGTCGGTGCTGGCCCACTGGCCGGGGCAGTCGGCCAGCAGGGTGGCGTCGGCCGCCTGGCCGGGGGCGCCCAGGTGGTGGTGCACGCGCACCATGGCCTGCACCTGCGGGGCGTTGAAGGTGGCCTGCACGGTGCGCCCCGCCCACGCGGCCGCCACGGCCGGCGCCAGGGTGATGGTGCTGCCGGCCGCCGTCCAGTCGGCGGGGCCCAGCGCCTCGTCGCGCTCGGCGATGCCGCCCGAGTACACCGTGTAGCTCAGCGCCACCAGGTTGGCGCCGGGGCGCGGCAGCGTGGCGGTGCCGCCGCCGGTGATGGTGACGGTGTCGGTGGGCGCGTCGGTGATGGTCTTCACCCACTTGCCGCTGGTGGGCTCGCCGCTGCCGGTCAGGGTGCCCAGGGGCTCGCCGGCCAGGTAGGTCTCCAGCACGGCATCGCACTCGTGGTCGGCCCACACCACCACCACGTGCTGGTACTGGTCGCGGTCGCCGCTGGTCAGCACGGCCACGATGCGCCCGCCCACGGCCGCCTCGCCATAGGCCACCTGCCAGGGGGCGTTGGCGTCCGAGAAGGTGACGGTGCGGTCGACCAGGGCGGCGTTGTAGGCGTCGCGCGCCTGGTTGCGGGCGCGGCGGGCGCCCTCGCGCGCGGTGACGGCGCCGTAGATGGTGGCCCCCAGGGTGATGGTGGCCGCCATGCTGATGCCCAGGAACGAGGTGGTGGCCAGCCACGCGGCCGCGGTGGCGCCCAGCGCCCCGGCCGAGCCCAGCGCCACCACGGCCACCACCAGCTGCGGCATGGCCTACACCCGCCACGCCGCCACGGCGCGGGCCATGCAGGCGGCGGCCAGGCCGGTGGCGGCGGGCGCCAAGGCATCGGCTCCCATGCACACGGCCAGGGCGCCGCGGGGGCCGGTGTGGTCCAGCTGCACCACGTCACCGCGCTGGGCCAGGGCGGGCGGCACGGCCACCAGGCCGGCGCGGGCCAGGGCCGCCGGGTAGCCGCCAATGCGGCGCAGCTGCCGCAGCGCCTGGCGCCAGCCGCGGCGCGGGCCGCGCAGCGCGGCCAGGGTGTCGCGGCCGTGCTGGGCGGCCACGGCATCGGCCACCCAGGCGGCGCAGTCGTTGGGGCCCCAGGCGAAGGGCACGGCCAGGCGCTGCACCACCAGCGCGCCCAGGCGCTGGGGCCAGTCCGGCAGGCGGGGGGTGGGCATGGGCTAGATGCGCTGGAAGCGCTTGCTCAGCCAGGGGCGGGGCTGGCCCGTGAGCTGCTCGATGCGGCTGAGCCCGGTGTCGCCCGGGTGGCGGGCCTGCTGCTGGGCGTGGTTCAGCCGCAGGCCCTGGGCGGCGCGGCCGTCGCGGCCGGGCAGCTCGCAGCGCAGCACCAGGCCGCCGGGGTCGCCCTCGCCATTGCCGGTGGCCAGGCGCACCTGGTCCATCAGGCCGGCCCAGGCCAGCTCGGGCGCGTCCACGGGGCGCAGCTGCTCGTCCAGCACGCCGCGGTACAGGGTGATGGGCCGGCGGCGGTACTCGGCCACGCTGCCCAGGGCCAGCGCCAGCAGGGCCGAGTTGGCCACGTTCAGCCCCAGCTCCAGCCCGGGGTACTGCAGGCGCTCGCTCTCCGTCACGGCCGACACCGACAGCAGCGTTGAAAGCCCCAGCCAGGTGTGGCCCGCCCAGTCGATGGCGTGGTTCCAGCTGCTCACGTAGTGCGTGCCGCTGGCAAAGCCCAGCTCGATCAGGTACACGAAGGCCGGGCCGCGGCCCGCCAGCTCGGCTTCCAGCGTCACGAGGGGTCCTCCTCGAAGGCCAGGGTCCAGCCGCGGGTGAGCGCGCCCTCCTGCTGCATCAGCGGGCGCGCGGTGGTCAGCACGAACTTGGCGGTGGGCCGCACCAGCACCAGCGCCGTGCCCACCACCGGCATGGCCCGCAGCGGCGGGCGGAAGCTGAGCGTGGCGCGGCCCAGGGCGTCAGAGCTGGCATCGGCCACCAGGCGCTTGAGCTCGCCGCCCACCCCCAGGCCGAAGTAGCTGCCCGCGCGCAGCAGCCCGGCCACGCTGGCCGCCCAGCCCTGCGTCTGCAGCGTGTTGCCCAGCGCGGCCACGCGCACGGTGGGCGTGCCGGTGGCCGGGCCCAGCGGGCCCTCGCGCCGCCAATCCCACAGCCGCACGCGGTTGACGGCGCCGTCCAGCTGGTCAATCAGCGCCTCCCAGGCGGGCACCTCGTCATGCCGCAGGGTGCCGGTGGTGATGCTGCACACCCACCGCGGCGCCCCCAGCGTGACGGCCTGCACCGAGTTGTCGAACGCGCTGCGCCCACTGGCCTGCGACTGCGCCAGCCCCCACTCCACCGTGCGGGGGCGCAAAGCAAGGGGCCAGTCGATCACCTGGGGCATGGTGCCCGCAGGGTGCCGGGGTGTGGCTGACAGGTGCAGGGGGGCGGGGTGGACCGGTCAGGTATGCCTGACTTGTGGGGTGAGCATGCTCAGTTGCAGAATTATTCCCCACTTCTCTTTGATCGACGAGAGCCGCAGGTACTCTTGGGTTTCACGTAAAGGCGCCCAAAATGTTCTCGACCACAGACACCGACCCATTCCCGCTCTTGAGAGCTTCAACCGTGAATTTGCCGGGTGAGCGAAGCGCAAAGATCAGCGAGTACATTGCGAGTCTTGCATATCACTTGGACTACGCCACCGACTCGGCTCGACGATGCGGTCTAGTGACAGATCTCGACACGAACCCATGGAGACCCGGTCATCCCAAGTACTATATAGACGTCAAGAACGGTCACATATTCATGGGGGACTGCGGGCTTCAGGAAATGATCCGCTGCGGCGACACAGCAATTCGTGAGTCAGCCACAGTCTTGGACATCGCTTTGCTCTTGATCAACCATGCCGCCGGAACAGGGATCAATCAGAACCAACTCAACTGGACCAACGACAAGCATCCGGCAAGCTCACTAAAGAGCAGATTGTCAAAGATTAAAAATGGTGAGGCTGCAGCTCTGATCGCCGCGATCCAGTCTGATTGGTCCTCAATCGGGTTTCACCTACTGAAGTCCTACAGACACTGGGTCACACACCGCGGTGCTCCGATCGTAGTTCTTCCATCCGACTGGGATCAACCGATCAGAATTCCCCCAGATGCACTAAACGCAAATCACCCAGCGATCGCGAAGCAAGAAATTGAGCGAGAGGTCAGGGACAGAATACTCTACAGAGTCAGCATACAGTGCGCCAAGTTTCACCCGACGGTTCAAAGCATCACAACAACTACACTGACACACGAGAATCAAGACTCAGTGATTCCGGGGTTCTTCAAGATCGAGAAGGGAGCAAGAGTCGATCTCGTCAATTTCAAGAGAATTGTGGGCAACATGCACTCCAACAAGGAGTCTTATCTCAAAAACAACCCGACCCCGACAGAGCAGGACTCGAATACTTATGCCGGGGAGAGCGTAGTAGTCTACTCCGCGAGCAACTACATAAGCGCGGTTGACACGGTAACCAGATTTGCCAAAAACGTGGTCACAAAGCTTTGGGATCCGCCATTAGCAAATCTGGTCTCGGCCATGAATCCATAAACAGAAAGCCTGGCCTCTTGGGCTTGGGTGCTCAAACACGTCCCTGAATTTCATGGTCCCCGAACATCCAACTCGATCGCCATAACGCCCAGCGTCTCCAACGCCAACCGTAACCTCGAATCAGCTGCCTCAAGCAACGTGCCCAACCCGTTGCACACCTGGGCATCAGGCAACCCGGTTGGACTGCCTCGCAGCAAGGCGCTGAGCACGCACACCGCGTCGCGGCTGTCGGCCACGTCCATCACCAGCTGGCGGAACTCGTCGTGGTCGATCAGGGGTGGCAGGCCACCGCCCCCACCGCCGCCGCTGTCGTCCAGCAGGTCAGGCGGCAGCTCAATGTGCTCGGCGTAGCCGGCAGCCGAGGTCGGGGCTTGTGGGGCAGCTTCCGGTTCTGGGTGAACCACGGCCTGGACGGCCGGCGCAGTGCGCTTTGCCATGGGGCTCTCCTTCGCGAGACAGAGAACCACCCGGCCGCGTTTTCAAGCACGGATTGGGTGGGCGGATGTTGAAAACCCGTGCGAAGCCGGGCCCCCATCCTTACGGGTAGGGGCATCCGCCCATAACCGTGAAGTCTGGGCGCGACAAAGCCGCACTCTCGGGGCGGCCTGCCGCTTCGCACAAGGTGTTTTCAAGCACCTGCAGCCAGTCTAGCCCACGAATTGCGCAGTGGTCCAGCGGCCTTGCACTGCGCCTTTGACGCCACGGCCTGCACACCCGCCAACCGCTCCAGCCGCACAATGCCGCAGCAGCCACCTGCGCACTTCGGAGGACCGTTCGATGTCTGAGCAACCCCACACCGGCAAGCTGAACCAGGCGGACGCGCACAGCTTCTTCCACAACGAGTTCGCCACCTTGTCGCTGATGGCCGGCCTGGGCACGCGCAACGCCGCGGCCACGGTCTACACCGCCAACGCGACCGCCGCTGACCGCGATGCCATCAAGCGCAGCCTGCGCGACGCGCTGCTGCTGCTGGGCCAGCAGTACCGCGCCGGCAACGTCAAAGAGGCTGAGCATGTCGGCAACATCCGGCAGTTCCCTGCCGGCCTGCCTGCTGCGCTGGCGCACAAGCTCAGCGGCGTGCGTCTGCGCTTCGGCGTGGCGCAGAAGGTGGTCAACCTCTACCTGAAGTACATGTGGGTGGCCGGCCACATCGGCAAGCCCCCGCACTGCCCCATCGACGGCCTGATCGCCCAGAAGGCCCGCATCAACTACCGCTGGACCACCAGCAACAGCGAGGCCGACTACCTGCAGGCCGTGGCGGCGCTGCGCGCGCGGGCCGCCGGGCAGGAGCTGGCCGACTGGGAACTGGCCGAGTTCGAGAAGGTGCGGATCAGCGCCACCCAGAAGCAGGGATGA